ATGAACAGAACAGACGAAATGTTTTTTGAGATGATTGAAACATATCAGCGACATGCCCAGGCTGTCAAAAACGCAAAATACCAGAAGACCCGTGAGATAGCCGAACTGGTCCTTGATATGGATATTACTGCAATGTGGTTTTTGACGCAACGAACGTCGGACACCAGATACCGACTGATGTAGGAGACAGGGCGGAGCCATGGGGGAGCTGCCACCCTGCGGATTAATGAGCATACTTATATAACGTTTTGCGGATCGCGTTGTGACGCAAGGCAGAAAATTGGGCGGTGATGAGCCGCCCGTTTTTATAGTATTTCTAGCTTATAATATTAACTAAATACCACATAGTTTTTGTTATATAATCGTTAGTTTTAATAGTACTTATTATCATATTTGCTTTAACTTCGCTACCAATTTTATTTGATATGCCAATCAATGTTTCTAAAGTACTTGTTCCTTTTATGATTCCTCCATCAGTATTTAATTCGAAAGTGTTTCTTCTTATATTAATACCGGTAAGTATACCAACAATCGTCTTTTCTTCATTAAAGACCTCTTCTAAGGAATCTAGCGTATAAATAATATCATCTGATTTATTATACATAATATCATAACGTCTAATTTCTGCCGATTCATCACTCCAATTCATTTCTAAATTAACAGCATTGTCTTTTAATTCCTTCAGCCATTCTCTATAATTTTTTATAGTTCTTTTTCCATATGGTGAAATATGTCTTATAAGCAATTCCGAATCAGTACTATTTTCAAGTACATCAAATAGTCCTCTAACAACTTGATTTGTCTTTAAAGATCCTTGAGACACTTCATGCTGACCACTGTCTTTTTCCATGACAATTCCAAATGATCCCGCAAAAGTACCGCACACTTTAAAATCGCTTAAATGTTTTGCGTCTTTTTTTATCTTTCCTTTAGCATTATAAGCACCTTCTGCCACTGATGCTATACTGTCAAGTACCGACTGAAACCCTCCCAGTACAGATACAAGTACTCTATTAGATATCTTACCATATTCAACGCTATCCCCATACATACGTATAGAAACAGTTTCTTTTGCTTGTGATTCATAAACGTACTTTAGATTTTCTCTTAATTTTTCTAACCGTCTTTCTAGTTCCAACTTGTTTAAATTCGGCTATAATTGACCCTTTATTCGACTCTTCTTTTAATAAGTCAATCTCTACTTCAGTATCTTTTATTTTTCGTTTTAGAGAAGTTATTGTTTCATACGACACCTGACTCACCACCTTTTATGTATTCTACAATATTATCTGCTTTTATATTGATTATACCTTTGGGGCGGTCTTCACGATCAAAGCCAAATTGCCCCTTCCAATAATTTCTCTTATTTATTATCGTATTAATATCTGCGCTTGATAATTTTTGCTTATTTTCTTCAGTTACTGCTACAGCACAATATGGATCAATATTGACAGCATCTTTTCGTATAACATCCCATATTTTTGAAACACGTATAAAATCTTCGACTGAAAAAAATATAACAATATCTACATCATTAGGATTTATCTTTTCAGTTACATAACTCCCGTCTATCCAGATTTCGTAGATATTAAAATCTTTAAACATTTTTGCTACAAATCTTAACAACGAATCAAAAATTAGTTGCCTCCGCTGAGACGTTGTAAACTGCTTGACAAAACTGATATGAAAATCGTCCATATCCATTTCATGAATCCCGGGATTAATTAAACCATATTCATTAAAGTCCAAAATCACACCCCCACCATAAGCATTAGTATACTTGCATTATAGAATAGTAATTTTGTACTTACAATACTTTTAATTAAATTCAATAATATATTGCAATTATAGAATCTCTAATTGCTTATATTATACGAACGTATGTTCTATTTGTAAAGGGCTATTTTCGATTTTACCTTTTTATTATACCACCAGCCCCGGCCACTGCAATGCCCCATCCTGATCTGGAGTCAGCGTTACCGGATCCACAATCATGCGGCCGGCATTATCCATGATATACCACTTGCCGTCCACTGTCACCTGGCCCGTGCACATGGCTCCATCGTCCTCCAGATAGTACCAGGCGTCCTTATACCGGTACCACGTGTTACGGACCATCATGCCGGCGCCGTCAAACCAGTACCAGTCCTGGCCGTCCTTGTACCATGCATTACGCACGGGCTGTCCGGTGTCTCCCAAGTAGTACCTCCAGCCGCTGTCCTCCTGACTCCAGCCTGACCTCTTCGGCTGCTCCACTGGCTCCTCCGGATAATCCACTATAACATACCCCAGAATACTACTATCCTTCAGCGGATAAGACTTATTGCACACCATGCCACCGTTTCGCACCACTGCGGTCCCGTTGCTGGTATTTCCCTCGTTGGTATAGATTCTTCCGCCGGCCACTCTGGTGACCAATGCGATATGGCTCTGGCGGAAAATTACGCGGTATCCGGGCTTAGGAGTTGCTCCGGCCGCCAGCCATCTGCCTGTGGCTTTGGCATGATCCCGGACTGCGAAGCAGTTATAGAACTGCGGACCGAGCGTTTTAAGCGCCTGCTCCTTCCCCATCGTCTTAACCTCCAGCCACATCTGATAGACCGCACACCAGGCGGCCCCACAATAGCCAGGAAGGCCCATAGCAGTTAAGTCCCGTGCGTACTTCGTATGGTTGCCATTACCGGCCGTAGGGCCGACGGCGGCATCTAAATCCTTATCGTTATTCTTCTCGGTATAACCGGTCTGGCTCTCTGCCAGAGCAAGAAGCTTGTCCAATGTTTTACTCATATTTGACCTCCAATCAAAAAAGGCCCAGGATCTCTCCCAGGCCCTAAAAAGTTGTGATATTACAATGGGTAATTTAATAAGGTATGCTAAAAACAACGTATTTACAAGGTTTCTCGCCTATATATGGCCTATCTCTTCCATATAAATATACCTACCTTATACCTACCCGATAAAAAAACAAGAACCGCAGCCCTCAAAAGGTTGCAGTTCTATGAATGATATATCTAGTTTTGGATAGTAAAATCAGCAAAGAATTTTAGCTATTTTTATCATTTGCTACAGACAATTTCATCATGGAATTTATCTTGGTATCTGGCAGCACATGAGTATAAATGTCTGCTGTCATGCTTATGGTAGAATGTCCCAGTATCTCTTGCATAATTTTCAGTGGGATCCCCCGTTCCAAACCTCTGGTTGCAAATGTGTGCCTTAATGTATGGGGATGAACCCCTGATATTTCAGCTTTTTTACATGCGCGCTTCAGTACTCCGTAGGCATCACCCCTGTCTATAAATTTTCCACTCACACTGCAGAATACCAAATTGCTAATATTTTCGGATCCTGAAACCATAAGTTTTTGCTTCTGTTTTTCCTGTGCATTTTTCAAGAGTGCTATTGCTTCAGGAATAAGAGGAATTTTCCTAAATCCTGACTTGGATTTAGGAGTCCCAAATCCTTTCTGTAACTTCCGACTCCCATCTGGCAAGATAATCCACTTTGATAATGATTTATTTACGCTTAGCATTTTCTCCTCAAAGTCTATATCATCCCAAGTTAGAGCCAGTACTTCGCCAATCCTCAGCCCAGTATACAGAATTAGTTCAAGATAATCTCCACTGGTACTTTCTCTTAACTTCTCTATCACTTTTTCCTGCTCTTCTACAGTAAGGACTCTTGCTTCCTGCTTTTTCTTTGGAGGAAGTTTCAGTCTTTCCGCCGGGCTCTTAGTTATAAGCCCATTATCTACTGCAACATTCAACGCCATGTGTAATACAAGATATACATCACTGATTCTCGAATGACCATACCCTTCTGCCACCATATCCGTGATAATCTTTTGCGGCATATCTCTCCGTATATCCTTTAAAGCAACCTTTCCCAAAACAGGAATAATATGTTTCCTTATACAGGACTCATTATTTACATAGGTTTCAGGCTTCACGTACTGTGCCCTGTAGTCGCGCATCCAAATCGTAAGCCACTGCTCCAAAGTCATTTTGCTCGGATCGATATAGTTATCCTTATTAATATCATTCAATGCCGCCGTAAGCTTCTCCTGCACCTCCTTCCTGCTTTTACCATAGAACGCCTTACGCTTCTGCTTGCCATCCGGTGTCCGGCCTACGGTGATCCGCGCCCACCACGTCCCGTCAGGCCGCTTAGAAATGGTTCCTTCTCCCTGTCCTCTCTTAGCCATTTTGAATCCTCCTGTTGACTTTGTGGAGGCTCCCAGGCTATAATTATCTTGTTGAGGGACTAATTATAGTCTGGAAAGCCTTTGTTTAGCTGTTTACTCAGTTACTCAAGGGCTTTTGCCTTGTATGAATCACCGTGCTTTGCCTTCTGCTCCGCTACAAGTTCGTTCCATCTTTTGTCTGACATCATCGGGATATCAAAAAGAGGTACGTCTCTGCATAACTTTTTTGAAAGTGCTTCTCCTGCGACTGGATAGTAAACATCATTTATTTTCATTGTGCTCCTTTCGCCAAAACATTTTTATTTGAAAAGATAAAGTTGTGTCTTGCCAATGAAGTCTGCATTATAGTAAATGGTTCGGGTACTGCGAAATACTATGGCATATGCCTCTGGTCTGCTGAATCTTATGTATTTTACTGTTATATTCCTTTTTTTAGCAGTCTTTTTTGTATTAACATCCACCTCCATATTTTAACCTTCTAGTTTACGTACCTGTTCGATCTCCGCCATGATCTCCTTATGTCTCTCTAAAGTCCGCTTGTGGCTTTCCTCCTGAATCCGCTCCTGTTCCTCGAAAAACTCCTTGATCTTGTCACTGATCGGCTCCGTGATTATTCCATTCAACTCATTTACCGCCCGCTCGATCTCTGCGATACAATTCTCATGTTTGGCTTGAGAAGCTCTCAGGAGCTTAATAAGAGCGGTTCTGGCCCGCTTCGTGACCACTATGTACTGCTCAATGTCATACTTGACCATCTGAGCCTCCGGATAAATCTGCTTCACATATGGAAACATTTCATCCGCATATTCCTCGTTGGCCATTTGATACGGTACTCCCTTATGACTGCGGATTTCTTTGAGCAAGTATTCCAAAAATTCCTTATCCATTTAAATCCCCCCTCCTTGTCTCGTCCGATCTAACCCAGTTCGTATAATGAGCGTTTAACTCCATCGGTGAGTTGTACAGCATGGAAAGAATATACTGCGGTTTCTTCCTGATCCGCTCCTCATGCTCCCTAAACTGCATCAGGACGTGTTCTATATCTGCGTATGTAAGTTTCATCAGATTGGCCTTTACAAGCTCCCGTGGCTTGTACTCACCGCTTATTCGAACCGTCTTACTCTTTGAGACAATCGCATCAAGGGCAATGGATATAAACTCGTCTATGAGCTCCATATCGTCCCCGTGGGCCGTCTGTAAGTCCTCATAGCTGACATTCTCCCGTATCAGGTCTAAAATGTCTTTAAACGGCTGTCCGTCCGTCTCGTTCTGACTGACAGACTGATAATTATAAATACTGTTAATTTTAATACTGTTATTATTAGCGTCCTGTTTTTCGGTATCCCGAAAATCGGTATCCCGGAATTTAGGACACGGTGAAATTTCGTCCGAGTCCTGATTTTTAGGACACGGGATTAATTCAACCAGAGTGTAAACGTTCCGACAAAATGCCCCATTCTCGTCTTTCTCCTGAAATGCTTCAATATACCCGCACTCTTTCAAGAGATTAAAATGCTTGTAGTAACTTTCCTTACTGACTCTCAGGTCAGCCATTATTTTCTTTCTTCCCGGAAATGCTGTCTTACCTGCTCCAGCATAGCTACAGAAGTAGCCATAGATCGCCTTCGCTTGAATAGTAAGCCGTTTGTCCTGCATCACCATTTTAGGAATGATTCCGTAGCCCTGGGAGTTAATTCCCTGTACCTGAATGATATCCTTTGAGTGATTTACCATAAGCTCTTACCTCTATGAGCCATGAAGAACTCCCAAAAATCGTCCCTCGGTACTACCATTCTCTTTCCCATCTTAATTGTGGGACAGTCTGCATGATGCATCACTTGATATGCTACAGCTTCACAGACGTTTAAAAGCTCCTGAATGTGTCTGGCCTGTAAGATAGGCGGATATTCCTCCATTTCCCTGTGTGCGTTGTTCTCTGTTCTTGCCATTGCTTAGACCTCCTTATTTGCGTTTTAAGGCTGATACAAACCAGAAGGTAGGCAATGTTACGATAACGAGGGCAGAAGCCCGTTAAACGCTCTCACGAACGCCCATGCTCGCTTAAATGAATCTGACAGGCTGAAGTTAAGTCTGTGAAGCTTGTTTGCCAGTGTAGCAACTGCTCTGCGAACTGCTTTAGCTTTGTTTGCCACGGTAACGATAGCGGCGATCACCTGTACTGTCTCGGCTACTGCTTCGGCTGCGGCCTGCTCTGTCAGGTATTCAATAACAGCTTCAAAGTAAGCGATTTCTGCCTGAGCGGTAGCAACTGCGTTCTTGCTTGCATAGCCCTGTTTCCATGCTGGAAGGCTGTTTTCAAATGCGATTTCTCTTTCCTTCTGTGCGATAGTTGCATTTGCAAACTCAACGGTTAAGCTTCCGTTAGATTCCTGAACTGCTTTCTCTACTCTTGCTCTCATGCTCTCTGTCATTGCCGTGTCCTCCTTGATTTATTGTATCAACCTTATGTCATTATTATACACAAAGTTAAGTGCACAGTCTATTGACCACATGCACAAAATTAAGTGCATATATTTAGCTATTTTTATACACTTGAACTTGTGTACATTTGATGATATACTAAATACAATGGAGTAGTTATATACAACTCAAAATGAAAGGCAGGAAATAATTATGGCAATCAGTTATCAGAAACTATTTGACCTATTAGAGACTAACGGCTGGACTACTTATAAAATTCGCAAGGAAAAACTTATAGGACAAGGAACACTGACCGCTCTAAAAAGTGGGACCGGAGGACTGGACAGCAAAACCATTTCAAAGATATGCGCTCGCTTAAACTGTCAGCCCGGCGATCTCATGGAGTACGTCCCCGATCAGGAGCCAGAAGAAAGCAATTAACCTCTTCCGGCCCGATCTGCTATTCTACAACCAGATAATCCATATACGAAAACCGCACCTTTTAATGGATGCGGTTTTTATTTAGCGAGAACCCAATGAGAAAAGATATCTATCCCTCATGCTCTCTCTTTTCTTTTAAAAATTCTTTAAACTGCTCTACTTGCTCTGAACTCACTTTCTTTGGAAGCTTTCTGTGCTTGATAATATATTCTGCATTAAACCTCAACATTAATAATTTCTCCCCGGCAAGGTAATAATAATACAGGACACTTAGTACCAGATATTTGATTTTTCTTTTCACAGTTTCATCTTTTTGCATGATATCACCCCTCTTTAATTTTTGTGTACTTAAATCAAGTACATATCAAACATTTTACCACAAAATATACTTAAAATGGACTTATTTTAAGGAGGTCATATGGAAAAAGATAAACATATAGGGTTGAGAGTGGACAGTGATACCCATAAAAAACTGAAACATCTTGCAGAATTTGAAGGTCGATCCATAAACGGCGAAATATTATATCTGATAAGACAGGCAATCATGCAGCATGAAAAGGAATATGGGAAGATTGAATAAAGAAATTGACTTCCCTTACCTGTTCTGGTATCCTAATGACAGATACCCGGCATACAAAAACCGCACCTTTCGAAGGATGCGGTTCTCGTTTTTTATATGCCTAAATATACCTACCCGTATACCTAAGAGAACGAAAACATATAAAAATCAGTCAGAATAACAAGGTATAACGAGATTTTCAGGCAAGACAAACCGCGTAAATACGTTGTTTTAAGACTTAATAAAGATAATACAGTGTTTACTATTGAAATGTGATATTACAACCGTTGCGATATCGCAACAGCTTATTTTGTCAGCTGCTTATATACCTGATCCGCACCTGTCGCAGCCAGTCCGGAGACGATGCCGATTGCTATTGCTGTAATAATGTCAGTAGCCGGATATCCAGGCATGTAATACATTCCCACAACCCCCAGAATCGCCCCAATAACGCCGCAGATCACCGGCAACCACTTATTGTCCACCTCTGTAGCTTTGACGGCCATTCCGGCCAGATAGCATATTACTGTAATTCCTGCAACACTCGCAATTCCAAAATCCATAGTCAATTCCTCTCTTTCTTCTCGATCACCGACAGACGCGTCTCATGATCTGCCAGCTTCTCGTCCTGTTCATCGTTATGATCCCACAATCTTTTGTGCGACTCATGATTATGTAACTCCAGATCGTCCATGTCCTTACCCAGGCTGTCCAACTTTACAATCAGCCGGGTAATCGCTGTGTTGAGTTTTATCACGGGGGCGCCTATGGTCAGAGCCGTGGTAATCAGTCCTACAACGATGATAATTACATCGTATCTTTCCACACCGCTTACCTCTCTTTATTCATGCTCACAATCTTTGTGCCCCGGACCTCCTGGAACGTGCCCTGGCTTAAACTGCCTGTGATCCGGGCTATAATCTCCCTCATACGGAGTATCTGCAATTACAGGCTGGCGGCCGGGATCCTCTTTTCCTGTTGCTGGTCCGTAAGGTACGGGTGTCTTGTAGTTCATGTCTGGTCTGTTTTTGTTCATAATGGTTCCTCTCTTTCTTGTGGTAAATAAAATAAGCCGCTATTATGCGGCAGGTTGCTACGTTAGAAATTCAATACGTTTGATAAAGTAATTTGGCCATTCTTTATACGCGCTATTAGAAAACATAACAGTTAAATATGCTTGGCCCGAGATTCCTGAAATATCTGTAGTACATGTGACTTCAACACCTCCTGAAGAAAGACTTGCTGAATTATATGAAAGCCAGCCCATCGCCTGATTCCTAACCAGTAGATCTTTATCAACATCGGTTTTCCATAATTCTACCCGAAAACTCCCTCTTCCATTGGAATTTCCTGTGTACATACCAGTTACTTTTATCTGTTTAAACGGGGTCATATTAATTGATTTTTTTGGACAAAAATGGGGATATGCATTGGTTGCGGTTGATGTATACATACGCAATCCATTACCGGTTATTTCGGGTACATCCCGATGAAAGTTATTGTAAGGATCCATATAACATATTTCAGCGCCCTCCCCCAGAACTCCGGAGAAGGACGCTCCATTAAAAGACGTTTGCCCTGCCGCCAGATAACTGTAATCTTTCAGTGTACCGACACGCCCATACCAGTTCACGCCCTCACGTAAATCTGAGGCATTTGGAAGACTTATTGCATTTACAATTATATTCCCAGTCATATACTTTCCTGATGTTGATACAGTCTGCTGGCTTGCAGAAGGATTGATCGTTTGACCTCCCTGCGTCGCAATCGCCTGATCCACGTAACCCTGGCCGTTATGATATCCTTCCGGTATCGTAGCCCGACCATTAATACCGATTCTGCTGTTCCATGCCCCTCTCTGTGTTACAGTTGGTCCCGTTATTTTTCCGGAACCACTGTGATGTCCAGCCGGTACCGTTATTGAACCATTCATACCAACTGATCCGTTCCACGTGCCTCTTTCCGGCATACTTCCGGGCGCCGGATCGTCTTCCCCATGCACTCCCGCAGTATAACCTGATAATACCTGCGCCCTTCCCGCAGTACACTCATCCGGATCAATTCCCCCGGCACCTCCTAAAGCAATCATCACTTTTCCCAT